ATGTCGTAAACTTCTTCAAAGTCGAACCCCATGGCGACCACATCGCCCACCCGCATTTCGGCGCTGTGGCCGCAGACGTAGGCGTCCTGAATGCCGGATGCGTTCCGGTCCACAAAGAAGTCCTCCGGGGCCACCGCGTCGATGCGGATTTCCTTGCTGCGGGTTTCCTTGGCGACCTTCAGGTCATACATCGCGGGCATGATGGACATGCCCATTTCGTCGATGATGGCTTCCTGCGTGACTTCTTCCTCAAGGATTTCAATCTCGGGGTCCATGCGGAGCAACTGAACCTGATCGTCGGTCAGGTCGCTGTATTCATCGATTTCTATGGTGGCGGGTTCGTCAACGTAAACCTTCCAGATGCCGACTTTCTTCTTCAGCGCATCGTCAATGGCGTCAGACAGGATCTGAAAGCCGTTGTTGCGCTCGAAGACGTAGGCCGCGTAGTTTGTCTTTTGCTCGGCTTCCTGCACTGCCTGCGGCTTGCGCGGGATGAACTCCACCGGACGGCCGGACTGCAGGAAAACCCGCATCAGCGACGGCTTGACCGCGCGGATGGTGTCCCGGCACTTCGTGGCCACAACGCCCGATCGGCCGTCTTCCGATGCCAGGTCAACCTGGCCGTCGAAATACTTTTGCGCCCTGATGCGATCCGGCGCAATCTCGGCCTCAATGAAGCTGACCGCTTCCATGATGGCATTCTTGACTGTGTTCTGGATCTGGTCGCGGGTCAGCTTTTTCGGTTTCATCTTTACCTCATTGCGCCAGAAGGCCGGGGATTGTGCGGCCGACTTGCGTCATTGTGCCGAGCGGATCACGCATCATAGCCTGAATTGGCGCGCTACGCATCGCCATTTGCCCAACGGACGGCACAAGTGCCCCGCCCGCAGCAAGGGCCGCCGCAACGGCAGGGCTAAGTCCAGCGGCGATGCCACCAGCGCCAGCCATCGAAGCCAAGGCCAGCGGCAGGGCCTCGGAGATAGACCGTTGCCCGCCCGGCAAAACTGTTGGGGCTGGGCGCAGCGTTGCCGCGCCTGATCTGGTGAAGTCGGCCATCGGTGTCGTGCTGCCGACGGCGTAATTCTCACGGCCCTGGGCGCGAATCATGGACTGGTTCAGAGCGGTCGGCGACAGGATGCCGCCTTCTGCGCCGGCCCGCGTTGCAGCGTCCCGCACGCCGATGAAATTGCGATACGCCTCACGCGCCTTTGCAAGCGCAGCAATGTCTGCCTCGCGGCCGACGGCGATCAACGCGTTGTCGGTCATGTCATCGATAAGCTTGCGCAGAGAGTGCGCAGCTTCACGAGTTGCGGCATCGCTGGAAACAGTAAATGTGCCGATATCAGACCGCCAAGTCTTGAGGCGCGACAGCGGAACATCTTTCCCAGCCGCTGCGAGCGCCTTGATTTCGTTGGCAATACCTCTGATCCGTGGCGTCAATTGGACAGCAGGCACGCGCGCAACGTAGTTTGTGGCTACATCAATTGCGGCCTGTGCCTGTGCGGTGTTTGGCACAATGTCAACGCCACGAACGGCGTTGTCCATCTGATCAACAATGGATTTCTGAGTTGCAGCAAGATTTGTCGGGGTCGCGACCTTGGCGTCACTCCCCAGCATCTTCATGGTTGCTGCAGTAAAATCGTCAAGCTGCTGGCCAGTTGGGGCCAAGCGGCCCTCCATGCGCATCAACGCCTGCGATCCAGTGCCCTGCCCGGTCGAAACATCCACGCCAGCCTCGCGCAGCACGTTGGCCATCCGAGACGCTTCATCGCCACCCACGAATGCCCCAGGGCGAGCCGCAAGCGCGCCAGCGCCTAGCGCGGTTCCGATACGGGCTATGGATTGACCAGTCTCGCCGAGCCCGACGGCCTCTGCCGTTTGCCCTGCAGCTTCCGAAGCAACCCCTGGCGCAAGGCCAAAGCGAACTGCGTTTCTGACGCCGCCGCCCAGTCCGCCGCCCATGAACTCGCCGCCGGTAGATATGAACTGCCCCGCACGACCGGGGGCGACGTATTCCGTCTCGCCACCGGTCAGCGCGCTGGCTCCACTGCGAAGGCCAGCGCCAGACAGCGCAGAAAACACTGGGCTCGGCGGCATGTCGGCAGGCAGAAGCCCAATCTTTTGCAGCCCGACATCGGCCAGGCCACTGAGCGTTCCGGGCAGGCCAACAAGTTCCATCGCGCCACGCGCAAGGGCAGGCGCAACGCCGCGAACATATTGGCCAGCACGCTCGCCGGGTGTGTCCACGGCCCCGCTGCCAATTACATTTTCGTAAATCTGCTGGCCCAGGGTGCGTTCTGGCTGGTTGTAGCCTGTCGTCGGTGTGCCAGCGGCTTGGCGAAGGGGTGCAGATGTCACCTTAGCGGCCTTCGCCATTTGCGCCAGACGCTGGGCCGCAGCCGTATCACCGGCCGCGTGAGCGTTTCGCAGGGCCCGCATGATCTGGTCATAATCAGCCATTGTCAGCCACCATACATATTCAGGAGATCATCATCTGACGGCATTCCCCCAGCAGGCGCGCCGCCAGCGGGGGCTACAGGCTGCGGAACGCGTGATGCCGCACGCTCTCGGCCTATGCGGACGATATTTTCATAATCAGAAAGCGCGTCAAGGAACGCAGGCTTACTGGTTGCCGTATCCATGCGGCTGATCGCACGCGTTGCCGTTTGGCCTTCCGCGTTTGACAGCGCGCCCATTCCGCGAAGTTGGTCAATCGCCGTCAGGAAGCCCCCGCTGAGAAGCTGATTGACACGGTTTTGGAAATCATAACCGGGGCTACCTGGCACGATATTCGCGATAGACGTTCCACCGGTTCCGATATCCAAGCCAGGATCCTGCCGCACGCCTTCAATCAATCGAAGCGTCTCGTCAGCGGTAGCCACGTCCACCGGCGCGCCCGCGATTGCTGCACCACGCTGTTCGCCGATCGCTCTAGCCTCTGCCGCCAAGCCAGCGCCGCGCGTTGCCATGAACTCTTTGTATTCAGGCGTGCCGGGCGCATATCCAGCCGCCTGCGCTTGAAGATCAAGAGCCCTGAACGCGGCAGGTGTCATGTCAGGAGCGGCCTGCTCTGGCCCCTGATAAATGATTTCGCCAGTGATCGGATCAACGACGTTGCCGCCGACCACAACGCCGCGTTCGGCTGCAGCCGCGGGGCGCATAGCCTCGGCCAGTACGTCTTGCGGGGATGCCCCAGCTTCCAAAGCCGCCGCAAGGTCATCGCGCCCGCGCGAACGCAGCCACTCGATCGTTGCGTTTCTTTGCAATGCCGTGGCGCGGCTTTCGATGCCTTGCTGCAACTGTCCGATCAGGGCCTGGTTGGGGTTCATCGCCAGACCTTCAAGCCCGATGGCGAGGCGTGATCTGGCATCGCGTCCCTCGGGCCCAAAGAAGCCACCCAGAAGGCCACGGGGGCGCTGGGCTGCCTGCGGTGCTTGCATGGGAGCCTGGGCCATTACGGGCGCTCTGGCGGGCTGTGGCAGGGTGGCCGGCGGCTGCGGAACGCGGCCAACCTCAACCACATTGGGCCGACCGAAGGCTCGCAGGAGCTCCTCCATATTAATTGCCATTTACGCCCCCAAAAGACCGAAAAACCCACCGCGCTGCTTTGCCAGTTCGGCAAGCTGGGGGTCTTTCTTTTGCGTGATGATGTTAAGAAGGTTCGCCAGCGGCGCGCCACCGGCTTCCTGCGCGATACCGCGGCTGGCAGCAAGGCGCGACAGCAGGCCCATGCCCTCGAACGGGTCGGTGGGTTGCATCATGGGCTGCATGGGCGCCATGGGCGTGCCGGGACCGAACGGGGTGCTTGCGCTCGGCTGCGGGGATGATCCGCCCTTGCCCCATGCTTCCCACGCGCCCGGGCCTTGGTTCTGATAAATCCACATCCCGATGGCGTCTTGCAGTTCGGGCGTCATGACTTCGTTGCCGGTGAGCCCAAGGCCCTCCTTGGCTCCGCGCAGGGTCGTCCCGACAACCTGATATGCGCCCATCGGCGTGGCCACTCGGCCGATCTGGCCTTTGACGCTTTGGCCATATTCTCCGCTTGGGTTTGCAAACTGCAGGGCCTGATCAACGGTCATGCCGGTCAGTTGGGTATCGGCGAACTGGCCGCCCGGGCGATTGGCGTATCCGAATAATGCGTTGTAGTCCCCGCCGCTTTCTCCGGGGAAGACATTGCGCCTCAGTTCGTCAATCGTCATTACCATCAGAGCAACCCAAGCCCAAGCGACAGATACTGCAGCAGCCCAGGCTTCTGCGTCGATGTCTGCGTCTGCTGACCGGTCTGCGAGCCGCCCAGTGCCGCCAGATATGTGCTGAGAGCATCCTGCGGCGCGCCGGTAAACCCGCCGAACTGGCCCTTAGCTGCGTCGATCAGGGCTTGGTTCATGCCCTGCTGGCGTTGGCCCTCTTGCGCCTGCGTTGCCCCGATCTGCTGACCGAACCCGAAGCCTTGCCCAGCCAGGCCAGACTGGATGCCTTGTTGCGCTTGCGCCGCGCTCAGGGCGGTGTTGAACCCCTGCTGCCGCTGCTGTGCCGCGATGTCGCCGAACGCGCGCCCGTAGTCGCCCAGCATCGTGCCCTGCGCCACGCCCTGCCGGGATCCGCCAAAAGCACCGGCCCGCGTTGCCTCGGCTCCCAGCGTGTTCTGCGCCATTTGAGCCTGACGGGCCATGTCCATGCCCGTGCGCCCGATCACTTCGCTCGTGTACGGGTTCATGAATTGGGCAATGTTCGGGCCAGCGACGGCTTGGCCGTACTGACCGGCGGCCTGCTGGTAGACGTTCTGCTGGCCCGCACCCATGGGCTGGGGCTGGACTTGCTGTGGTCGTGCTGCGCCTGCCATTATTTTTTCCCCTTTTTCGCGCCGGATGCCCTAGGACCGCCGCCGTCGAACATGTCACGCACGCCGCTGTAGCCAGCCTGCTGCCTTGTGGGCGGGCCTGAAGCTGTAGCCCTGCCGCCGCCCTGCGCGATCCTGTCCGCCGCAGTGCTTCCGTAATCACGCGATGCGCCAGACCCCTGTGGCGGGCCCTCGCGCATAGGCTGCCCGTAAGATTGCGCGCCACCACCCATTGGCATGCTAGTGATGCCAAACTGTCCGCCCCCGCTAAACGGCGCCATCAGCTTGGCGTACTGGGCCGGATCCCGCATTTGCAGTTCGCTCACTGCCTGATCGTAGATCGGCGCCGAACTATAGCCTCGAACCCCGCCCGCAAAGGTCTGAGCCGCCGGCATGCCCGCGCCCGGCAGGGGCGATGCGCCAAGCCCGAATGCGGACGATGCCATGCTTGTGTTGGCCATGGCGGCCTCTTGCATCGGCGTCAGGGCCGCCACGTCGGGTCCGCGGTACGGGACGTAGCCGATCCCAGCCGCTTGCGTCCCGCGCGCCAATCCGCTTTGGGCCGCCTCTTGCAACCATGCGGGGATGCTTACCTCAGTCGATGTGCTGCCGCCCTTGCCACCACCACCAGCCATATTAGAAATCCTTTTCCATCGTGACCAGCGTCGGCACGAAGCCTAACGGCTTCATCGCGCGCTGCCAGCCAGGCCGACCGGCAAGTGTCATTGCTGTGCAGCCGCGTTCCTTGGCCCACTTTGTTGCGTCGTCAATCATGTCAAACAGTTGATCCATTTCGCCCGCCGCCAAGAAAACGTGGAGCACCTTCTTCCGAGGAAATACCACAATTTCAGTGACAGCGCACCCCCTTTCGGAAAGCCACAACTGCATGCGGCCTTCGCCGATCGCGTCCACGATGTCTTGGTAGACGTGCGTGCCGCCACTGTATTCCAGTGCGGCCTCGATCCAGTCTTGGATTTGTTTCTGGTTCATGCGCGGATCGTCGTGATGGCCATCGTGACCGATGGCGAGGATGGTGCATATGCCGTTGCGGCATGTGCCTTCAGGCGCCCGCTGGTTGCGGTGGCGGCCCACATGGCGTTTAGCATGTCCCCGGCGTTTATTTGAAACAGCGCCGTCCGCGTGACGACCATCGTGGAGCCATTGCTGTGCAAGCTGGACACGATCGTGCTGCCGGGAATGTCCACATTGTTGATCCTGGGCCAAAACCTAAAGTCAACCCTAGCCGCCGACGTGCTTTCTGCCTGGGCCGTGAACGTGATCAGATAAAGCCCAGATTCGTTAAATGTGATGTCGGTCAGCGGGGATCCGGTCAGCGTGATGTCACTTAGTTCGATTGCATCGAACGGGATCTTGTATGCCGTATCAGCGGCCGCCGCGTTGATGTCAACATCCTGGCCGAGAATTGCCGTCCCGTTGGCCAGCACAATCTGCCGCCACTCGCCGCCCTTCGACACCACCGGATGGCCGCCAACCGGATCCCACAGCAGCGTGCCGTCCTGCGTGGCTGAGGCGGCCGCGTCCTTGAACGTCAGGTTGTCCCACGTCCTGGCCAGCCAACGGCGCAGGTCGTTCGCCCACGAGAGGGCATCGTTGCCAACTGGTGGGACGCCGAACCTCACCGCTGGCCACCCTGGCGAACGTCAACGCGCGGGACGCCCCACCGCCAGTCGGTGTTCTGGTCGCCCGTGACCCGCATCGACACTTGCCGACCGGTGAAGCGCAGGTCGGTGGGGTTGGCCATCGAATACGGCCCGTAGGTCCGTTCGGTGTCGTTCGGGTGGAAACGCGTGCGGAATGTCGTCGTGACCTGGCCTTGCGTTTTCTCGTCAGGGATGAGCATCAGCGCGCTCATGACGTTATCGCCTGTCGCGATCTGGACCGGCCCGCTTTCGGCATAGACCTCGGCCCCGCCCGTCTGGTTGCCAATTTCGTGGTTCACGGCCAAGCCGGCGGGCGTCATCCAGATCGGCGTGGAGAAAATGCCGACATCAACGCCGCTGGTGCGGGCCAGCATGCCCGTGCTCCAGTGCTGTTCTTGGTAGTTGTAGGTGACGTAACGATCGTTTTCGATGCTGCCGCTGGACGGGTAGAACCACCAAATCTCGTTGAAGCGATCGTTGGCAACGGCCGCTACTTTCGATGCTTGCAGGATGTTAATGTCGCCGAACACATAATCCGCCACATCGCATGTTACATCTTGGACCGCGCCGCCTGAGTATGTGTGGAACCCGCCCGGGCCCATCCAGAACACGCCAGCGTCCACCGCAGCCGCGCACAAGCGGGATACGGCGCCGCAGGATGATCCCACGCGCTCGAACCCGTACACGAACGGCGGCCCCTGATAGGTGGCCGTGTGCGCGTCTTGGTCGGTCAGGATAAGCGCCTGCCCGCGTGTGCGGATGCCAAGCATGATCTGGCCCGACGTCTGCAATTCGATGTCGCCCGCTTCGTTCGTGGCCAGCGGGGCCCACGTCGTGTTGTCCTCGCGGTCGGACCATTGCACGCGGCGGAAGTTCCCGCCCGGCCCGAAGGCGAACAGGAACCGCTCCTCGGTGACCATCAGGCCATCGCAGCCCGTGGGCGCTCCGCTGATGGCGACGGCATCGTTGGCCACGTTTAGCTGCCACTCCAGCAGGCGCCCGTCGTATGGGTTGCATGCGACCAGATACTCGCCCCAGTTATCCAGCGACCACGTCGAGGCTGGACTGTATGTGCCGGTGTCCGGGCGCGTGATGCCGTAGGCCGCCGTGCCGTAGAAGCCCCCACCGTAGCCGAGATTGACCGCCGCGTCCTTGGTGCCGCCGACGAAAGACCCGGGCGTGATGTTCGTGATAGTGTTGCTGGCCGAACTGACAAACAGGCCCAAGTGGCTGCCCATCGCAAACCACCGATCGCCGTCAAGGTCGCGCCAGGCCAGCGCGCCGCGCAACGGCTGGTCCGTCACAGTAACGCGCGTCAGCCACCCGCCGACCGGGCGCATGGTGCCGTCAGTCCACCGCACCAGAGATGCGTCACGCCAGCGGCCCGCACTCTGTAGGTCGGTGCCGTTGCGGTAAACGCCTGGCGGAACTTGGAGCGGGATCAGCGGCATGTTTCTACCAGACTGTTGTGTGTGACGATGCTGCGCAGGAGCGGTTCATCATTTGCTGAAAGCCAGTCTACCACATCATCGCGCCCAAAGTATATTGGGTCGGCGATGTCGCAGAAGTCACCCCTTGGGCTTGCGCACCCAGGTCCGAGCGCGAGCGCGCAGAGCATCAGAAGGAAGGGCCTGAACTTCATTCTCAATTTCCTTCGCCTTGCGCACGGCCTCGAGTTTCTCTTTGGCGTTGCCGCCCGATCGGCGGCCCGTGGCCACGGCGAACAGGACGACCATCACGATCAAGATAACCGTGATGGTCAGCAGTGCGATCATACCTTCTTCTTCGAGTAGATCGACCAGACGGCCACTGCGAGCGTCGTAATAGCCCCGCCCACGGTCATCATGGTTTCGGCATCCACGAGGCCCTGGCCGACAAAGTAGCCACCCGCAGCGGCCACCAGCGCGCGGACAATGCCGCCTACCTGTTCATGTGTCATTTCGATTCTCCTTTGAGGAATGCAGACAGTCGCGACATGCGCGACGGGCTGGTTGATTGTGCCCCGTACCACTTCGGCACATTGAACCCAGGGCAGGCCTTGGCGGCATACTCATTGTGGCCGCTGACCTTGGTGATCGTCGGGTAATTGGTTTTCAGGTGCTCGATCAGATCCCGCAGCGCGCGGTCTTGCTGCGGGGTGAAGTGCTCGGCGAAAGCATCCGTGGCGGAAGACCCGTGGCCCCCGAACAGGCTGATGCCGATCGTGCCGGTGTTGTGCCCCTGCGTGTGCGCTCCGACCGTCTGCAGTGGCCTACCGGCTACAACTGTGCCGTCACGGTCAATCAGGAAATGGTACCCGATGTCGGACCAGCCTCGATCCTGAACGTGCCACCGCCTGACCTCGGCCACCTTTTGGGCGGTCGTGCGCGTTGACCACCAGTCGGGCCTGGTCGCCGTGCAGTGGACGATGATCTCGTTCAGCGGGCGCATGTCACTCTCCAAAGACCTTGACGACAAAGGCAATGCCCCCGCCGACGACGACCCAGAAGCCTTTTTCCAGCACTTGGTCCACCACGCCTGTCTTGGTGACCGTTTTCTCGACATCGCCGATCCGGCTATCAAGATTATCGTGCCGGAACTCGTAAGTCTCCATGCGCTTGAACAAGGTGATCATCCGCTCTTCGATGCGGGCCATCGACGTGACCACCTTAGTCAGTTCGTCGATCTTGTTTTCCATGCGCTCGAGGCGTTGTTCGTCGGCCACGATGTTATGACTTCATGATGTAGCAAAGTGCGTAGTACGGCGGCAGGTTTTCGTGGGCGGTGCCGGAGCCGATAGAACCGGTGTTGCCGTTGACGTTGTGGATGTGAGTTTGGTTCTCAATTCCGGTTGTCCGGTTGAATGTTCTCATTTGGAAGCCCCCGGAATCGTAGGCTTCGCCAGCGCCATACCCACTGTTGCCGCCGGTATCCGTATACCCGTGGTTGTGGTTGGCGCTCTGCGTGCCGCTATTGATGTTCACGGTGTGCGAGTGCGACGGAAGGTTTGCTTCGGCGAGGGCTACCGTGGCCGCACCGCCTGTAGCATTGACTGCGTAGGTTGTTCCGGCACCGACCACAAAGCGATCACGCAAGTTTGGCGTGCTGTTGGTCCCGTCGCAAAGCAGCCAGCCGGTCGGTATGGCGGCCGCAGACCCTGACCAAATGATGATGCCGCCGACAGGTATAGGCGTGTTAATCTGCGCCGCAGTTGCCGTCACCGCCACCCCGCCGACCTTCCACAAGCCCTCCGACAGATTCGGCTTGATCGCAGTCGTACCGTCGAGCAGGTCGTCCAGGCTGTCGAGGTTGGTATTTATTTTACCCCCCCAGGTGTCGGCAGAAGCGCCGACTTCGGGTTTGACCAGGAAGTACGTCGTTGTGGTTGTATCGGCCATTTTATCGCATCCTCATCCGCAAGGGCGATCCGAACCGGGCCGCAGCGGTTTCATCTTCTATTTCGTCCATCGCCTGGGCCAGCAGTCCAGCCCACAGGGCAATGCGCGCATCGTCTTTAAGATATGGCGCAGTATGCACCAAAGAGCCGTAGAGGTATATATCCGGGTTGTTGGTCAACAGCCAGTTGGTGTCCGCGTCCGCCGACAGCGCCGTGACCTTGGCGTAATAGGTGATTTCGCCCGTGTAGGACGTGCTCGGCGTCGGGAACAACTCGATGTCGGTCCCGTTGTGGGCGAAGTAAACGGGCGCGTCCGTCGTGTTGTCGATGGCTGTGCGATACCGCGTCAGGTCGTCCATGCTGATCTGCGTCAGAACCCGGATCGGGCTGGCGTCCATCGTGATGCGGATCGTTTCCAGCCAATCGGCGGGCAAGGCTTCGAACTGCGCGTCGATCGTCAGGCTGCCCCGCGTGATCTGGCGGTGCGAGCGGATCTTGCGGTTAAATTGCGCCTGGGCCAGCGAGACGAACGTGGGGATGACCGAGGTAAGGTCGTCCCTGTTCAGGGTGTCCGCGATGGCCGTCTTCAGCGTGCCGAAGTTGGTGATGGTCATTTCTTTTTCGCCTCATTGCGGGCCGAAATGGCCTTGGCTTTAGCCTTCGCGTCGGACTTGCTGGACGCGCCCCACGCCTGCAGAGATTTTAGCAGGCGCGTGGGTTCGCCCTTTTCGTCCTTCTCCGGCCTTGGCATGCCGCCCATACGGGCCAGGAAGGACGCCCGGCGGGGGTTGTCGCCGGCTTTCACCGGCGGTTTCAGGTTCATGCCCTCGGCCTTGGCGGAAGCCCGCCCCTTGGCGTTCAGGCCGCCGGACTTGGCCTTGCCTTCGGATCTTTGCCAGGCCGGGGTTTTCATCAATCTTCTTCCATTTCGTAGTCCTTGCGCTCCCACGCAATGCAGGACCGCAGGTTGTGGCAGATGAATTCGAACCGGTGGCAGTAACCGCGTCCGCCGGCACCCTCGTCAAACTGGTTGAACGGGATGCGGTCCATCGCTTCCATCATTTCCGGCGTGTTGTTGTAGTATTCGCAATTTGCGCACATCTGGCGACGGGCCTCTGCCTCATCGATATCCCAAATGTCAGCCATGTCAGCCCAATACGCCTTGTTCGCGCCAGGCTTTTCGCTGGGAACCGACGGGCCAAGCTTCCAGTTTCGGATGGTCGCCTTGGTGTTGCGCTTGTTGTCAGCGGGCCCGACAATGCGCGGAGTTTCGTCATAGATTTCCTTGACGAGTTCCTTCATTTCTTGGCCTTTCCTGCTTGGCTCAGCGCAATGGCGATGGCTTGCTTCTGGGGCTTGCCCGACTTCATTTCGGCGCGAATGTTAGACGAAATCGTCTTCTTTGACGAACCTTTTTTCAGTGGCATCAGTATTGCTCCTGTTCGGGCTGCATGGCGAGAAGGCCAAGGGGAAGGCCTGCGGTCAGCGCAGCGTTCAGGTTGCGCAGGTGCGACAAGCGAGGGTCGAAGCGGGCGAAGATGGAACGGATGTTTTCCGGGCGTAGCGCAAAAGCAATATCGCCCTCGTCCGCCGTGTTTGTGATGACCCCGGTGTCATAATCGCCCGACCGCATGGCGTCCCGAAACGGCTTGCCGCTTTCGTAGAAGTGCGTGCTCCCTGCCATGTCACCTGCCGCGTCTAAAGTGAATGTACGTCCGTGCCTTGTTTGCAGCGGGAACACCGCACTTTCTGGCCATGCCGCAAACCCGCTTGCTACAGCCGGGTCGCGCCCCATGACGCCAGCGATGCGATAACCGGGCTCGCTTCTGTCGTTTTTGTTGAATGTTGGAAAGTCCTGCGGGCGATCTATAGTACGGAGTTCTGCCCGTGGTTCTCCGATGCGCTCGATTTCTTCACCCTTATAGTTTCTCACCGGGCCAGTGTTCGGGTCGTAGG